CACCACACTTACGGCTCGTATCTCATGGCTTGTAGAGAGATGTGGGGTACCCGCGGACCAGATTGTTCTTGTGACATTCTCTAGAAATGCCGCTCATCAGATGAAACAGCGACTTGATAGCCTCATTGGTCAAACGGATATCTGGGTCGGCACCTTTCATGGCCTTTCTCGCCAACTCCTACAGAAATACGAGCCAGCTGCACTGCAGAAAATGTATTTCATTGATGAACTTGTCATTATGGGAACTCAGTGGTTAACTACACGTCGCGGGCGTGCATGGGTTGGTGGACTTCGTTATATTGTAATAGACGAATTTCAAGACATCAATGCCATTCAGTGGCGGATGATTGAACGAATGCTTCATCCTGGCTGCTGGCTAATTGTAGTCGGCGATGACGCACAGAATATCTACACATGGCGTGGCAGTGATGTGAGCTTCATCCTCGACCTTCATAAAAAGATCCATGGGCTCGTAGATGACCAGCTCCGCAAGAACTATCGCTCCATGAGTGCAATTATCAATGTGGCCAATGGAACTCTGAAGAAGATTCCCAGCCTTCCATGGAAGGGCACAATGATTGCACAGCGGCATGGAGGAACTCGCCCCGAAGTGCATTTTTTCTGGCGTGCCTGTGATGAAGTGAAGTGGGTTCTACGACAAGTGACACTTCTACAGCAGCAGCATCCTAAGTGGACCTTTGCGGTATTGAGCCGTACAAATTCTGACCTGTATAGGCTTGAGGAGTCCCTACAAATGGAGGGTCGTCAGTACAGAATTCGCGATGTAGCGGATGATGTTGTACTCAAGCCAGGTCAAGATAGTTGCCTGGACTTAGTGACTCTTCATGCATCTAAAGGCCTTGAATGGGATTGTGTCTTTCTGATTGGCTGCAATGACGAAATGTTTCCATCAAGGAAAAAGCCTGAGGATATTATCAGCGAACGCCGACTCTTCTATGTGGGTGTGACTCGTCCTCGTATGATGCTCTATTTTAGTTATACGAAGCAAGAGCAGGCCCTATCACGATTTATTCGTGAAATTCCCTCCGTGCACTTACTGTATACTGGACTTGCACGGTATACACTCAGTGATGCCGACCGTACGGAGGGTCGCCCGCGTCTAGTTGATCTTCTCGGAGGCCTCGATGGAAATCAACTTCATGAACTTCGGAAGGCGGAACGGTTCCAAGTTCTCGAACGAGAAAACCAATTGGTCGAGAAACTTTTTCCTGCGGGTCTCTGGAAAGTTCCCGCGTGGGCCCTTATCTATGATAAAGGTGGGGACTTCCACCGGTTTCTCCGGCTTTTTGTCTACCGGGCCATTTGGAAGTACTGCGGACAGGAGGAGGGATTCCACGAGGCTGCTCTTGAACGATTGATTTTCACCTTACGTGTCTATGCAGAAGAGCGGGAGTTCTTTGAAACATGGCGTACAGAAATTATTGAGATTGTCCATACTTGGTTTCGGGCAACAGGATCAGAGCTACCGGCTGTAGAGTATTCGGCTGTAGCGGAATGGTCTGAACGCCATGGACTCGGATGGACAGTTCAAGAGGTTGTCAAAGCGACAACCCTCTTGGCAAAACTCCGAGGACAATTACGGCCCTTGCGCTTTGAGAACTATGACCTCAATGACTTTCATATCGGCTCAGCACGATATATGGTACCTACAGAATGGCGAGCGGGAGCCTTACAATCATGGAGGCGTGTAGGTAACCGAAGATTAGCTTGGAGAGATGTTATCATTGACCTCTGGCGCTTGGGAGGACTGAGTCTCTGTGCGGAAGGTCGTAATGCTGCACTCTTTAGGGTCATTGAAATGAGCCAGTATCTACTTGGTGAACAACTACAAGAGTTCCTTGAGGACCTCGACCAGCGGATTAGTTCCTGGCTTACAACCTGTGAACAGGATGAACCGCAGTTCGGAATTGAACTCGCGAATCAAGAGATTTTCATGGAGCAGCTGGACTTTGTCAATTGCGGAACATTTTGGCATATTTGTAAGAGTGGGTCACTCGATGCCGTTCAGATTCTCGAACTTGCTGTACGAGCATCCTTTGCACGACAAGAGGGTATCGCTGTTGGCGCAGTAGGCTGGATTCTGCCTCTTGAAGGTACCATTGTTCAGATAGACTTACCTGAGCAATGGGACAATGATGTAGTGGCTATACTCGAAGCGGCTGGTCTCACCAACCCTTTTGCTGAACCTGCTTCCAGCTGACAGACTCGGCACGACCAAACTTATGGTAACGATCCTGCTTGGTCGCATTATTGAAGAGACGGTCTGAATAGTGAAGGGTTACACGGTCCGCTTGCTCACGGCAATCATAAGGAGCCGTGCGTAAGAGTGCCTTCGGCATAGCGAGTTCTTCAATGAACTGTGTGGAAGGCCCCCTGCGATCCGGGATTAGGACTCTCTGTTGAAACATATCACCTGTGCGAGGAGGAACATACTGATTTGTTTCACATGTGCCTAGAGGGCGGTCAAGGCGGCGAGTCAGAGATTCATTATCAATATTATTTGACCAACGCTGAGGAGGATAGAATTCACCTCCTGAAGGAAAGACAATTGAGTCGGGTACAGGAGGCAGTGCCTCAACCGGCCCTGCAGTTACATACTCCATACAGACCTTCGTCCAGGGACGAAAATCTATAGGGAGCGCAACGTGCTGATTCGGCACCGTCTTCTGATATATCTGAGTAGGGTCCCAGTGGCTCTTAATGCAGACTGGAGGAAAGAAAGGCTGGGTTGTAGAACCCTGAATAGGGTAGGCCTCAACAGGCGTTCCCTTTTCACGAGGATAGTTCTTTGGAGGAACTGCATCAAAAACAACCGGCACTTGAACTTGAGGCTGGCTCATTTACCGTAGGACGAGATTTTAGTTCGCTTTAGGAATTGTCGATGTAACCGTAGCCTGTGTAACCTGTTCATTAATTTGTACAACTGCGTTCCACTCACAGTCAGCATTATTGATTTGTGTATCTGTTGTATCCACCCACTGAAAGGTCAGCTTATCCATCGATGTCAATACAGGATTAAATGTAATTGGATTTTGAATCATTGTCTGTGCATAGGCGCCAAATCCAGAGAGGAGGAGTTTCGCAGCATACTGATTGGTCTGTCCTTGTGGTTCATGAGTAATTGCTAGATTCTCCTTCGCACTTGCATCCATACGATTCATTGTAAACTCTTTGTTGAGTTTTAGGAAGATATAATCATCAAGAATTTTAAAGAAACTAGGAGCTCTTTGAATTGTATTATAGGGTGTATCAAGCTTTGGATAGCCGAGATTCCAACCAAGGCCCCATTCATCTTCAAGTAGAGCGTATTGTGGAGTGAGTGCTGATTTGAATAGAATAGAGAAAAGAAGAGGGTCAGTAAATCGTGCGCGCGTCTGTACATATGTAGGCAAAATAGGTGTCAAATAGTATTTTATATAAGCTGAAACAGATGCAGTTACATTTGAGTTTATCGTTCCTAGAAGTGTTGCATTTGCTAAATTTGCATTATAGATACTTATATATTTTGCCAAGAAACTTCCAAATCCAGTAAAGGTGTAATTCGACCCAGGAAAACCAGCAAGTACATTTGAGCCGTATGTGAAATTACCTGTAAAGTTAGAATTAAATGCAGCTAATGTATTAAGATAGGTTTGGTTGACAAGGGGTGAATTTGATAGGTCACGAAGAACGGTTATTGTTTCGTTTGATATGTCTTTGAGACTCAAAAATCCAAAACTGTACTGGCCTGGTAGATAGAATCGTGTGAGACAATCAAACTTTTCGGTAGGTGAGTATCCGCGTACTGCAACATACGAATACCCTTTATTGCCGCAGATATCATTTGTATTTCCCTTATAAGGATCAAGCGGAATATTATACATATAACTATTAAATCCATAGCCTGAGCTGACGTCATAGTTCTTGAAACGCGCCTTTGATTCAGAACCAAATTTATTAAAGATGTCATTTGAAAGGTCACTGTAGTTATCATAGTAGAACATTGCAGTGTGTGCATAGGATGGATAGGTTGTTAAATCGGTTGTGTTTGTAATCGGCGAAGAGGAGCTCTGAAGTTTCTTCATCACAATTTTTACTGCGGGATACATAATTTGCCATGCATTACATGCGGTATAGGGTAGTAAATCAATACCATATGCAGAATACCCCCACATTTGATAATTTGTATTGGCTGGTTGTGTAAGTGTAGGATAGATATAAGGAATTGTATAATATTGAGGGAAATACGCACCATATTCTCGACTTGTTAGAGTCGGCCACACCTGTGCAGGTGCTGGTGATATATATGTATACGAACCATTTGTAGCAATTAAAGTTACACCGAGCGAATTTACAGAAAACATATAGTTTGTCATAAACCAAATACTCACCATAGACACATTATTGTTCCATGAACATTGATATCCTACATTTGAATTTAAGAAGGCAACACGATACGGCACATTATTTAAAGTTAAATTACGATTAAACGCCTCTGATAAATTACAGGGTGTTCCTTGATTACCCCCTTGTCCTAATAGATATGTAAAACTGTATGACTGATTATTATAAGAATAATTAAATACAATGTTTCCTGTAGCACGCGTCCATCCTAGATATCCATAAGGAGGATTTGGATTGCCAACAACTCCACTCATGTTCACAACCTGCCAGCATGTATTACTTGTATTGATTCCAGCATAGGGACTCTCTTGTGAAAAGATAGCGGGATTACCAAGTGTATTCGATTGAATTCCTAAAAGTAGATCTGATTTAGGATTACCTTCATATATATTGTAGCTATTAACTGCAGCATTACCAAGTATCTGTGTATTTACTGTAAATAGAATATCTGTTGTACCCGCTGTAAGAGTTTGAAGTGTATAAAATGGAATTATAGCATATTGAGTCCATAAAGCATTATTTGCACCCGTTATTGTGTTTGAATTGACATGTGAATTCCATAGGAACTGAAGTTGAGGGTATGAATATTCAGGATTCAGTCTAACAATATCACCACTATTCGGAGGAAATTTAGGATTAGAAGACCATGGTATATTCGAATCGGGTTGAACCGTATCAAATTGTTGTTGCATGTAGATATTTCCATTCTGATCTATTTTCAATCCATTAAAGGCTCCATATCCATAATTTGAAAAGGTCATTGAATTCAGGGCAATTGAACCTACAATATTAATTCCTGTATTAAAGTTAATTTGTGTAGGATATGCTCCGCTTTGATTGCTTAGAAGAGAGAATTTGGAAATATTGAAATATTGAGTATTGTTTGAAGGAAGATTCATTACATAAATGGCACCTTGAGAATCAACCGTCCAGTCAAGATAGAGATTTGAAGGACCTGCAGTATTTCTAATAATTGAATTAAATGGATCTGCATAATAACTTGTGTTTGCATAGCGAGGTGTTGTATAATCTTTAGGAAAGGCCATGGTTGGTTGGGGTAAATACGTATCATATTGAAATAGATTGAATTGATTGAGGGGGAAGATAAATCCATTTGTAGGAAACATATTTACAACTTTGCTTGTATTTGAATCATACATACAGAAATAACTGGAATTTGAGTTTGGATAGGGAGGTGCAGCTACAGAAGTTCCACGATTCACTGTATGAAATTGAAAATAGAGAAGATTTGTATCGGTATAGTAGAGTTTGGTGAGTACTTTGTGCGCAGCACCAGAATAACAATCAATTGTAGAGCTGTAGACCCGTGTTCCATCCACGGTATAGGGATAGTTAATCGAAGAGATTCCATTAGAAAGTACATTACTACAGAAAATAGGTGAAAAAGTAAACTTAGTTTGATTAAAGATAACAGGTGTTAGACTTGCAACACCCGTGCTCACAAAGAGTTTTGAAAGGATAAAATCAAATCCAAATGGACCATCATATGTGGGACCATTCACTGTTTCTGGCGGTGGAACATCGTGTGCGGCAGAGCAGTAAACACTTCCTAGTGTGAGGACAAGCATGTTGGAGAGAGGATTTGTTATTTTATTTGTTGTTGTAATGCCCATAAAGAGATTTGATTGATATCTTGTATTATTAACATTCACTCCATTATAGCCTATTACAATTTCAGAACCGCGTACAGATATGGGTGTAGTATAAGTTAGATTACATAGAGAATCAGTGACTATATTTGACATTACACGCGTAGCCTGTCCTGAAGCTCCAACAGTACTTGTATAGGTGCCGTTTAGATTTTGATGAATATTTACATTATAATTAGATGCAAAATAGAAGAGGGTAGGAGTATTTGTTGCATCTGCATCTTGTACATAATTATGGCTATTTAGAACAAAAAAATATGGCCCATTATTGATAAGTGTTGTCATTTCAGCAACTGTATTTGGTGACTGAATCACGGTTTGGTTTGGTAGACTCAAAATCTGCTGAGCAGTTGTAAAATAGGAGAATCCATTCGAAAGTGATATAGGATTTGTTATTTTTTGGGTATGGAGAAGATTCGTTTGAATCGGTATCGATTGCTCATATCGACTCTGAAAGAGATTCGAGTCAGTGGGATAATAATATCCAGTCTTGAAGGATGATAACTGTTGAGGTAGATAGAAATCAACTCCGCCTGGTGGTGGACTTGTATAATAGTTGGATGCAGCAGGCACAGTTGATGCAGGAACAGGTTTAGATACAGTTGGATAGGGCACATATGAGCCCATAAGCGTGTAGAACTGGGCAACATTGCCTTTTGAATCAAACGGTATAACTGAATAATATGCATTTGAATCAAAGAGATATGTATTTGAAGGTGTAAATCCACCAAGTTTCTGTGTCAAAGGACTCGCAAAGTTCGAATTAATTTTAAACTGCCAATACGTTCCACCTACCGTATCAAATCCGTTGTAGGTCTTTTGAATAGCAGGTGTATATTGTATACTTGATGTATAGTTTAGAAGATAGAGCGCCTGATTCATAGATAAATCCGTTAGAAAACTACCTGTAACTGTAGTGGTTGGAAAGACACCGAGATAGCGAATCGCCTTATTTGGATCTGCAAAGGAATCGCCACCTGCACTTGGCATATAGGCCGTTTTGAAGATAACTTGGTCAATTTCCCACTGTGCAGCACTCGGTAGAAACCCGAATCCAATAACACCTTGGTCAAAGTTCATACCTGTTGAAATGGTTTTAGAGAGACCATTTGATGTTGTAATACTTGATGCAGTATAGGTAAATCCAGCAAGAGCTCCATAGCTGGCATCTACTACACGGGTAAAGCTCGGTATACTTGCCCCCTTACTTAATGTAGATTGGAAGGTCTGAGGGGCAATGTACTGTTGGTCATACCAATGAACAATCTTATATTCTCGTTGTGCAACTGTAGTCGGTGTATATACAGTATTTGAAATAGGTCTCAGGATTGCATTTGAACTACCTGTGTAAAAATAGGAGTTTGATGCCGAATAGTAGGGCGAAAGACTCTGAAAAGTGAACTGATTTATTGGATCCGTGCGGAATGTTACAGATGGACGATTTCCTGGAGAATTGGATTGATAGCCTCTATAATCAGTCAAATCGGTACTCACACCATTTGAGTCATATCCAATCGGATATTCTGTAAGTGGCAGATACTGATTGAAGGCTGCTGAACTCGGATTGAGCCCTTGTAGAGTAGATGCAGTGGGTAATTTCATGAAATCTGTGTCGTAAAGAGAAGCCCATACCTGTTGATAAGTTGCTCCAGCAATCACTGGAAAACTTAATTCTGGAGTAGCATATGGATTTATTGCTAAATACTGGTATCGCACAAAGGGAGTTGCAGTTGTCTCTGGATAATAGGCGACTACCTTAATACGTGTATTCTGGAAAGAGATAGCTTGTGACCTTACAATCAGATAATATGTATCGCCTGCAATGACATTATTTGTAAATGTAACTGAATTTACAGTTGTATCTGCAGTGACTGTTTGTAAATAGTTATAAGGATTCTCATTTCTATAACCACTAATATCGGCAAAAAAGGCTCCTTGATCATGATAAAAAAATGCTGAGATAGGTGATACAAAAGGTGTAAGTACCTCTGCAGGTGTAACAGATTGAATTCCAATTGTGAGTGTATACTTATATCCGCTTGCATCATTCACTGC